CCTTTAGGGCTTTTTTGGCTCTCGCTGGCTTTATCGGTAGACCTGCGAGGGCTCGGGCTTTGCGCTCGCATTTCGGCACCTCTCCGGACTCTGAGCGCGCCCACAATAAAAGGAGCATCTTGAGGGTTACCTCTGATAGGTCCAGGAATTCCGGATCTGAAAACCACCGGAGAGGTACGGGCGTCCAATTTTGTTTGATTTTCCTCACGGCTTTTTTCTCCTCACTTCGACCGTTAGATCGTGATCTGGAAACAGGAGATCGAGAAGGGAGACCTTTCCGTCGGTAGCCTCGCAGATCGCAAGGGCCGTCTCGGGTTTTATGGTCTTCTGTTCTCCTTTCACGTATCGCCATAGGGTAACAACTGGCACACCTGATCGGCGCGATAGCTCGGAAACCGTGATCGATTCTTCTTCGATGTATTCGTTTAATTTCATGGTTGACAAACTCCGGTAAGTTGGTTCTCCTGTCAAGCATGAAATACCAAAAAAGAAAAAAACCAAAGGAACACGGGTATCAATCCGCCACCAGTCGAGAGGACTGGCTAAGTTGGAGGAATGGAGGGATCGGAGGGTCTGACGCTGGCGTTGCCCTTGGCGTTAATCCGTACTCTTCCCCTCTTCGGCTATACCTGGAAAAAAAGAAGGGAATCCGGTTTCCTGTCTCAGGCACTGCGATCGATCTAGGGCACCAACTGGAGCCGATGGTAATTGCTCAGGCTCAGATCTTTTATCCGAAACGGATCAAGCATCTAGAAGAGCTGCCAATGATGAGTCACCCGGATCATCCGTGGATGCTCGCGACCGTAGACGCTGGTGTTCCGGCTGGCTCGCACGGGCCGGGAATTGTGGAGGCCAAAACCTCCCTCTCCAGGCATGGACATATGGGTTGGTTGGATGGGAATATACCCGCCCACTATCGCGCGCAAGTCCTCCACTATCTAGCGGTGACGGGTAGATCTTGGGGTTGCATTGTCGCGCTTACTGAAGGACCGAACTGGTACAAGCATATCATTGAGCCAGACCGGCACGAGCTGGAAGAATTGATCGAAGCAGAATCCAGACTCTGGAAAGCTATCCAGGAGGATGATTTCGAGTTTCTAATTGACGGAACGGACAAGACCACGCAAGCCCTCTCTACGCTATATCCGGAGGCCGAAGAGTCGAAACAGATTGATCTGCGTGGCAATGCTAAGGCGGAGGAGGCCCTCCTCCAGTACCTAACATCGAAAAGATTCGAAAAGGCCGCCGGAGAAGACAAAAAAGAGGCGGAGAATCAGATCAAGTCGATGATGGGAGATCATGAGGTCGCACACTTTGGAACTGCTGAAATCAAATGGAAAAACACGGCGCGCGGTCGTCGATTTACTGTCAAGGAGCTGTAATGTTACCTACAACGAAAACCCCGAAAACCTACGATTACCGAAAGATGTCTGGTCTCGTGTACGGGCGCCCCAAGATCGGGAAGTCTACTTTTTGCGCTGGCCTGGATTCTGGAAAGGTGCTCTTTCTCGACACGGAGGACGGAACCAAGCACCTCGACGTCTACCAGGTGGCGATCAAATCCTGGGATGACATCGACAAGGCATCTAGAGAGCTGCTGACAACGGACCACGGCTTCTCTCTTGTGGTAGTGGATACGGTGGCCGCGCTTCGGGATATGGCTATAGAAAAGGTGCTCTGGGAAATGAAAGCGCCTTCCATTGCTTCCGGGAAATTCTCAGCGCATGGCCGGGGATGGGTTCAGGTAAATAAGCTACTCACAAGCCTATTCACGCGGCTGCTTGCTGGCTCTTTTGGCTGCTACTTTGTTGATCATGAGAAGACCGTGGAAACCACTCCGGACGGGCGCCTGATAAAGCCAGAGGAGAATTATAACGGGCCTTCGGTATTGAGAATCCAACCGGCTCTTGGGGGAAAGGCCGGTCTCACTCTCAAGGGACTATGTGATCTAGTCCTTCGCGCTACCGTCGACGAGCAGGGAAACCGAATTCTCCAGACGTGCAACTCTGCCACCGTAGAAGCTGGAGACCGCTCTGGAGTCCTGCCGGAGGTCATGGCCTTAGATCCAGCTCACTACGTTGAAGCCTTCAGAAAGGCGCACAAAGAATCTGCCTCGTAGGGAAGGGGATATAGCTGGCCCACCTTAGCCGGTTATCGTTTGGGGAGTTTTATACTCTGTGACTGACAAGGGAGTCTCTACCGGCTCACCTGGTAGCTTACGCGGTGTAGGCTAGAGGTGGCCGCTCCCGCCTTTTGGAGCTGCTATGCCTTGTGATTTTTTTGAAGCTATGAAGGAAGGACAGGGAAACCGGATCAATCGAGGAGATCGATCCCGTGGCGCTGGTAGATCTGAAGTAGGATCTGAGCCGAAGGAGGGAAAGCCCTCTCCCCGCTCTCCCAATACTGAAAGCAACGAAGAGAAACCCCGAAGAGAGCCGCCGCGCGCTTCTGGCTAATCTTTACGCCATCCCCACGGGCCACCTTTCTAAACTCAACCAATGCGCTCATTTCATCACCTCCACCGCTGGGCCTCTGTGATCGATTGTCACGAAATGGAACCGGCGAGAGCTGACCCACCAGGACCGGGAATGGAGGGAAAGGAATTCCCTGCACTGCTGCACGAGCTGGAGCGCTCGGATCCTGCTGGAGAATGAAAAGCCTAGGCCTCTGAGGTACTCAAGCGCCTCCTCCTGCCCTCCCTGGGCTATCGCTCTAATCTGCGCTAGGTCTCCGGCTGCATATTGCTTCGCTCTAATCTTCTTAAACATTTCCACCCTCCTCGATCACCTCGGCCTCTTCTACATTTCCCCAAACGGCGCGCCCGTGGGCGTCCTTGATCCCGACTCTCCACTTGCCATAATCCTGCTTGCTTGGGCCAACGAAGATTACCGGGCCAACGTAGCCCCGGATTTTTGCTATCTTTCCTGTAAACTTCTTCCTGATTTCGTTTTTCATCTGCTTACTCCTTTGGGCTCCTGCCCTTTTTCTATTGTTGCCAAAAAAGGCCCCCCGGAAAGGGGGAAAGTAGATCCTAAAAACCAGGAACTCCTTCAGTGCTCGCGCCGTCAAGAGGATCGAAAAAGTATCTTTCCTCTTCCCTTTTGAAATAGCACTTTTCGCACAACCAGAGCCCATCTTCGTCGTCAAAAGATGTTTCACACTTGTCGCAATTACAATCATTGCAACGCTCAAAAGTGACAGTCTTAGTGACGGGTTTTGTTGAAAAAACCCCAAAAGCAACGATCCAAGAATCACAGACCCAAAATGGCTCTTTTCCATCAACAGAAAAATTGATTGTAGGTCTGTCATCAGAATCTGAAATTGCCCATTTGCAAAATTCTTGATTTGATGAAATCCAAGAAGCGGCAAACTTTTTTACGTGGGCAACCATTTGCCGACGTGTAGAAAAATCAGACTGAGAAAAAGAATATGAACAAACGTTCGCAATCTCGAATTGAATTTCTTCTGGATAGTATGTGATACGTGCAAGATATCTGAAATGACCATTCCCATCGATCACACCAACATCATTAGTGTTTTTGAAATTGCTTTCTTTTTTGCTTCGGATGACTGCTTGAAGTTTCATTTTGCTTACTCCTTTTTTTTTAACATAAAACCATTAACCATCCCCATAATGAACAGTGTTCATACTAGAGTCAAGAGAAAAAATGCAATTTGTTCGTTTTTTTTGTCTAGGGAACCAATCAAGCAAAAATCAGGGGATTCATTCCCCCCCGCTTTCATGGTGTTTTTTTGGTGTCTCGTGGGCTATACTTTGGCCGAACCATACCAGGAGGGGAGAAGATGGCATCTAGAACAAGCCAACCCGTAGCAGCTAACACATCCACCGCCGGAAACGTGACCGTTGTAGTGGAAGATCTCAAAAAATGGACGGGTCGAATCGTAACAAACGATCCCAGCACAAAGACGTTTAGTTATCAGATCAGGGTTGTGGGATCAGCCTCAGAGACTGCCTCTCAGGGGTATCTTTTGAAGTCTGGATCAAGTGTTGGAGATGTCCTTCTCAATAACAACGATGGAGACGGCCAACCGTTCACGGCCTATGCGCTCTATATTGCCTGGTCTTCTCTCACATCAGGTGGAGCGATCAACGTCCTATTCCGTGAGGAATACTAACGAGAGCACACTTGCCGCCAGCACCCCGCGCTGGCCTCTATGGCTTCCCTTCTACTGCTGATCTCTTCCTTTGCAATGCAGAGTTGCACCTCGTGGGCTTCTTCCTCGCTTCCACATCCTGAAGATCCAGAAACGATCGGCCCTGAGACCGTAGCCGCGAGCCCTGCGAATGCACACCGGGCGAGGCCCTTCACCATACAACCCTGAGAAACCGATCCGATACATTCAGCATATGCCCCCCACGAATTCCGAGAGGCCGAAACGCTAGGGAGCTGACAAGCGCCAGCAGCTTGCCCTGCACAACCAAGAGAGCTGTGCAAGCTGCAATCTGTAGCCGTCCAGGCTCCCGCCTTGAGCGCTGCGCGTTGTGAAGGAGTGCACCTTACAAGCCCGAGGAGCAAGAGGCTAAAGCACAAGAAAACGAAAATAGAATCAATCCATAGACTGCGATCGTACATCCAAGATCCTTTCTTTTAGTGTTGCGAT